AATCTAAACCACGATTCCATTTAACATCAGGTGATTCATCCATAAACAGTATAGCAGTTATACTATTTAACAATCAATAACGATCAACATCCTCACAAGGGACTCGCTCCCATTCAGTCCAGGTTCTGACATATCCAGAACGATACCTGTTACCTGGGACATATTCCTCGTGATGAACCCTGACATTACACATCGGAATATAACGTATGTGGCGTGGATAATAGTGATGATGGCTTTCAACTCTAAATGGTTCCCAGAACTCTTTCCAAGTAATTGCCTGTGCTGGAAGAGAGAGGAAGGGTAGAAGAAGAAAAGGTAGGAATTTCATAGGAATTGATCCAGTGGTCCTGTTGCTTTTTTAGAGAGTTTCACTTGCTTCAGGATGTAAGACTTGGCAGTTGAATAGTTGTTAGCTAAATGAACCTGCTGTCCTTTATGTATAATAACAAATTTCTTACCATAAGGAACAGCAGCCCACATTCCGTCCTTGGTTATATAACCTTCTGGGTCTCCTGGTTTGGCATCCAGAGCACCAGGGCGGGGAATGAATGGTTTTAGAAACTTTTCGGTCATCGGAACACTGCGGTTACACCAATCACCTTGGCACTTGGGTTCCGTGCCAGGGCAGTGCGTTTGGCATCTTCATAGTCACGTGCCTCAACGATCTCATCAAAGACCTTGCCAGCAATGTAAAGTTGAACTTTGCAGCGCATTGGATTTCTCCTTGTATGTGAGTAGTATAGCAGAAAAATCAGCGTCTGACAACGCTGATGGCAGGTTGTCCCTGCTTGAATACGGTGTCTACCACCGCCTGAACGCTCCTGGCGGTGCTGATGCCCACTTTATCATAGACGGGCACACACACCAGTCCAAACGTCTTCTGGGCGCCTCCTAGGCGGATCACACGCCCAATGCTCTGGGAGATACCAATGTAGTCCATATTCCGCATAAACAGAACCGCCTCCAGACCCTGAACGTTGATGCCTTCAGACAGAATGCTATGGTGCAACACCACAAACTTCTTGGCGTCATCACGACCCCAGGCATTGAGAGTGTCGAAGAACACCTCACGATCCACTTTCTTACCATCAATCACGGCACCAGTCTTGGCAGTAATATACATCCAAGAATAACCACGATCCTTAAGGTCAGAGCAGAAGTCGGATTGAGACACCAAACCAATAATCTGTTTGGTAGAACGAGCACAAATCAAAATCTTTTTTAGAGCATTGCTACCAACAATTCCGTCAGTAATTGTTACAACTTTTGGATTATCAATCGTCTCTAATAGAAAACCAGCATCACGTTCATAAACAACTTGCTTATCTTCAACCATACCAAGTTGCTTCACAACAACTTTAGGCGGCAATATGTAGCCTTGATCCACCATTTCAGGAGCAGGAACATTGCAGATCACATTACCATAAATGGCAGCATCATTCATCCCAGGTTTAGAAATAGTGATAGAATGCTTTGGAGTGGCAGTAAAGAAATAGCAGCGGTCAGCAGTGGCGGCAAAGTGCTCTGTCGCAGGAAAAAAGTTACGCTGAACGCTGTTGTGTGCCTCATCAAAATAAATGGTATCGACGTGAATATCTGCCTGCTGAATACGCTGCAGGGAGTTGTAGGTGGTGAAGATGATACGATTGCGCTTGTAAGTTTGCACCGCCCAATCATAGATACCAGCAGGACTGGTGGTGGACTCGTGATGAGTCTCCCCAGAATGCACGTGAAGCACACGAACCATAGGATCCGTGATAAACTCAAGATACTCGGCAGACAACTGCTCTGCCAGCAGAATGCGGGGTGCCACCACCACAATGGTCTTGGGGGCATCAGATTGAAACTCACGCAGAACATCAGCAATACCCACAAGAGTCTTGCCCGAACCAGTCGGCATAATCACCTGCCCCTTTGCATACTCAAGCAGAGCATCCAGAGCACGTTGCTGGTGAGGTCGGAGTTGGATCACAGGTCTCATCGCTTATGGGATTATTATAGCAGAAAAGCGCCCCCTAAGGAGCGCCTTGTGCCACTACATGAACTGTTCCCCCATGAACCGTTCCACCCCCACAGGTTCTCCAAAGGAATAATCGTATGTAAGTGCATCATGGCAGACATAATGTGGATGTGTCGTAGGAACTCCGATCTTTTGACACAACTCTTTATGGTTATCTTCCATCAACTCAACAACATAAAGCATATAATTCAACACATGATCCTCAGAATGATATAAACACAACCTATTCTTCAATCCAACAACAAAATTACCAGATCCTGCTGAGTTATCCAAAAATGTACTCGCAGGATCTTTTAAAATTTCTAAAGGAATATCATCAATCATTTGCTCAACAAGTTCCATCGGTGTGAAAACTTCTTGAGTTTCTGCAATACGTTCATCAGATCTTTCGATTGTAGATCCAACATCTTGATTATGTTTATTTTTGCTCATTTTTCTCCTCTAAACACTTTATGTACGTTGAAATAAGATCATTTTTTCCAAAATGAGCACGACCATTACACCCAAGAGCAACTTCACGGAATTGTGGTGCAAACTTCACAAGATTATCAATCACTTCTTGTGAACAAACTTTGAGAAAATGATGCCCTTTGGCATAATGAGTAAAGTTTTCAGTTTTAACCCTACCACTTGGACCACAACCATACTCACCAACAAAGACATCAGCTTCAAATCTCTTCTCATACGGAAGAAAATCAAAGTCAGGATGCTTATTCAAAAGTTTAATCTTTTGGCGGGGAGTATCAGTTTTTACCCAACGTTGGTATACCGCAGTAATTCCACCAGGGAATGTTTTGGGATCTAAATCTTGATCCTCGACAAGATCTAGATATGGATTAATCTTGTTCAATGAGGAGGGTTTCCTCAGTGAAACTGGGACAACAAACCGAATATCATCAGTAAGTTCGGCAGTTTTATTCAAAAATTTTATGGCAAGATTCCCACCAACACCATATGGCGGATTGCCGATTCCTAAAGTGAAACGCATTTTTTCCTTGATAAGAATATAAAAATCTTCTACTATGTTTATTTTAACACTAATTTGTTTAATTGCATAGAAATGTGAAGAATCATCTTCCCAAACCCAAATATTTTCTGGACTCCAACCTTTTTTAATTGATGACAAAGAATGGAGACCCGATGGATCTCCAACAATAAGTAAAGAATTCATTACGAATAATAATTTGGAATAAAGGAATCAATAGAATTGATCTGTTCCTCGGTCAAATTATAATACAGATTGACTGAATTATCATCCCATTCCCTGTCGAGTGGTGGAATTGGAACTGCTTCAAAATATCTTTTACTGACATTCCAACTATTCACTTTGTTTAATGCAAGAGAAAATCTTGCAAACTTTGTTTTCAAATAAGAAATTAAATAGTCTCGTTCTTGGTCAGTATTCAAATTAACAACTTTTTCTCGAATTTCAGAACCATTCATATCACTATTCTTATAGAAGAAAGCGTAAAAATCATTCATAAAAAATGAAGTAGAACTTTTGGAATGATGTCCAACAACTTCATTGATATTCAAATAAGAACCACCAGAGTGTGTCCCAAAAAAGGAATAAAGATTTGATTTAGATGCCTCTTTGTAAATAAAATCCCTCAATTCATAATTGATTTGCGTCGGTTCCCAATACCCAGATGGAATATCATATATGTTATTTAATTCATATTTGTTTCCATTTGTGCCATATTCCAAAATGAAAGAATCTGATTTTTCTGCCGCTTCAGTAATCACTAAGGGTGACTGAAATTCCATTCCTTTGAAAGTGGAGTTACCATTAAACAAGGTCAATTTAAAAAGACGATTTTTTAAAAGTTGTTTAACCTCAGACTCTAACTTTGTATTGTTTCGATATAACCATCCTGAGGGGTGAATCAGTCTAACATTCTTAGATCTTTTCAATGCATCTTTAAGAAATTCCAGATGAAGTTGACCCTTAAAAGGAGGATTTCCAATAATTAAATCAAAATCCATATTTAAAGAGTGTCGATCTTCTACTATGTTTATTTTATCACTAATTTGCTTAATTGCATAGAAGTGCGTAGGGTCATCTTCCCAAACCCAAATATTTTCTGGTTTCCATCCCTTTTTGATTGATGACAAAGAATGGAGACCCGATGGATCTCCATAGATCATGAGTTTTTTCATTCTCAAAAAATATCGTCAAGAAGTTTATCTACCAATTGTACAGGCATAGACTTTTGAGATTGGCGACTGCAGGACAGTTTTTCAAGCGTCCCACATTCATCAGTAACAATTTGATGCTGAATATCAATCGCTACTTGACTGACTCGACAATTTAGAGACCTCACATCACCGA